TGATTGCGTTGCGCCTGAAGCTAGTGAAACTGTACCACCACAACGACCTAAAGTTACTGTCGTTGCATCTACTACTGCAGTTTTACAAGCTCCACCACCAACTGTTAAAGTTGTTCCGCATTGTTGGGTTACTTGATTTACTTCTATCTTACTCATTATACGATTACCAACGTTCCTGTTATTGTGATTGTTGCTGGAACCGTTACCGGTCCTGCTAAGACACCGCTCTCAATAGTTTGAGTGACGGCCATATTAATTGATTGATTATTTATAAAATCGCTGGGGCTTGTGCCCCCTCCGATATACTGGATTCCATTTACTACTGCCGTCATAATTCCTCCTAAGAACTAATTGTATCAATATATGAAAGAACAGTATCAAAAGATGATGCTGTATCACTTTTCACATTTAAAGTATCACCACTAGCCATTACAATTTTTGCTCCACCCTGAATCAGCTCAATTGCTGAATTTGGGGGAATACTTACATTTTTTGCGATGTAATAATTAGTTGCTGAATTAGTAATATAAACATCTACTAAAATAGTGGTTGCTACAATATTACAACATCTAATACCTATTAGTGCATCATAATCTCCTGCTACTAAAACTGGAACTACTACAGTTCCTGTTGCGCTTTTTAATACATTTCTAAAATCTTGTGCCATATTTTTTCCTTTTCTATAATGCTACCGCCATTGCTAATGCAAATCCTGCGCTCGCTGCTCCTATTGGTACAGGAGGTGTTGAAGCATCTAAATAAATAGCTTTACTTGCTGGCAGTGTACAAAATACATCTTTAGTTCCAGCACCAAGAGTAATTGCAGAAGTATTGCCGTCGGAATTATCGAGGACCGTTGTTCGAGCTAAATTAGCACTCGTTGCATCTAAAGTTCCTACACCAACTTCCCATTCAGCGGTTCCCTGATTATGAATCGCATAGTAAGTTGTATTATTATTTCCAATTCCTGTTGCAAAAGTTATAAACCCTTCTCCAGCTACTATACCGCCAAGCGCTATCGCGCCAGTACCGGTTGTAGTACTAGTTTCTTTTACTCTATCATTTATAACCAAAGCCATTTTTTATCTCCTATAATTACGATGTTATACTTAATAACGCATCTGCACCAGAAGGTGATCCAGAAGTCGGTGCAGGGAATGTTACTGTGAACGTTCCATTAGAACAAGATTTTGTTCCACCGAAATCTAGGACAACAACCAATTTATTTGCTGGTGTTGTTGATGTATTATAAAGAGTTCCATACGCTGCACTAAACGTTGCTGGTGTTGGACTTCCCCAAACACTATCCGTAAAATCAACTGTTGCAATATCTGCAACATTTGAAACCGCATTACCTGCTAATGTATTACCACCTGCTGAATATTCTGTTCCTGATGATTCACTGGTAACAACATAAACTGTACTAGTAGTTTGATTGTAAGGGTTTGCAGTATAAAGTGCTAATTTAAATGTATCCGATGCAAAGTCGTGATTGCCGCTCAACAACTCTACAGGGAATGCATAAGGTACTTCATTTGCCATTTTTTATCTCCTATTTGTTTCCATAACTTGATGGGGGTTTAACATTAAGTTGAGCACGAACTTCACCATCTTGATATTCGTCTCTGCGTCTTTGACCAAGTTGCTCGATCGAATACGATTCTAAAGCTTCGTTAAAAGCTTGAGTGTAGTATTGTAACATATCTTGAGGACCTTTCAAGTACCCATATGCATTAACTAGAGATGCATATAAAATAAGATCCGCATATTTATTTGACAAATATGTCCCCGCTGTATCTGTTATAATACTTGTTGGTTCTTTATCATAACAAAGCGTAATTGCATAAGTTTTATCAGGAGTAGGGGCTACCGCCCAATAAGTTTCATCCCAATTTGCATAGTATTTTGGAATATCCACAGCTGCAGTACCGGGTGTTGAGTAATATTCAGCCATAAAAGAAGTGTCTCTTTGCTCTAAAAAATATTGATTTCCTGCTGCGTCTTCTAATTGAGCATATCGGATCGCTCTCAGATCGCCAGGAATAGTTACATATCTATTCCCACTAACTAAACTTGATGTAGCATAATACACATTTTGATCTGTATCAATTGTTCTTAAAATTTTATTTTCTGCATTTTGAATAATTCTAGATAATACAGAATCTGAAAGTACATTACTTCCAACTTCTGTATAGTTTCTAATATCGTCTCTTAAATTTGTTAAACTGTATGCCATTATGCGTTAACCACCTTTAATGTTACAGGACCAGCTGAAGCATTTGAACCGCCTCCTGATACTCCTCCACTTGTAGCAGTGCTAGTACTAGTTATATAAAAATAATTTATTGGATTTGTTAAAACATCAGATGTAGTTGCTCCTGTAACATTTCCTGCTGAATCAATTTGACCTAAAGCGATTGTAAAACCATTTGCATTATTTAAATCACTTACATTATCAAATGTAGGTATGTTTGCAAAAGCTTGTAAATTAGTAGCATCCGCTCCACCACTTCCACTTCCGATTACTTGAGCTACTCCTCTTAATCTAACAATATCTCCCGCTGATCTTTGATGATCAACTGAATAAACATTTACATAAGTAGTTCCAAGATATTTAACAGTGGTAAATGGATTGGGATTTAATAAAATTAAACTTACTGCTGAAGCTGGTTGTGGTCTTGGATTCCATAAAGCCTGTGGGTCCGAGCCTACGGGTTTTGGTTCTAGTTGTGGTTGCTTAGGTTCATACTCTGAAGTGTGAACTAAAAATCCATTCCATTCTCTAACCATTTCTGTGTAAGGAAATCTTAATCCTGATCTATCAGAAATAGCCCAAGATCTTTTACCTGATGCATATCCAGCCATTATACTCCATCTCCATAAAATGTTTGTGGTGAAATGAAAGTAGATGTACCTTGGTTATCGGCATCGAGTGCTCTTAGTAATTCACTTTCATATCTTCTTTCCAATTCTTGACTCATAGCTGGTGAAAATTTCATACTTAAATAATAAGCTAGACCAGACATCATACAAGGATAGAATCTGTTAACAACATCAGAGGTATAATTATAAGCTCCAACGTCTTCAATTTTTGCTAAATAATAAAAACAAAATTGATAACTAGTGGGTGTACTTGTGCTAGATACACTTGAACTTGGTGTTGTATATAAAAAAATACTTGGATTTAATTTTCTCTGTACATAATATTGTGAGGGAGTTCCTTTTGCTAATTTATTTGGTGTTGCGCTATATGCCGATCTACTGATTTGAGTTAAAGCAATATCGGAAGGAGTTGCTGGAGTTGAATTATTTCTGTAAAAAGCTTCTAGCATTGTACTCATATCAAGTGGAAAATTTTCTGAATCAGAAGCATAACTATATTCTGCTTGTCCTTCCACTAAAGGTATCTTAGCTAATTTTACTTTCCATAAATGAACACCTCTATTACCCCATTCTTGAAACATTATGTTTAAAGAACGTCTTGCTGATCTTAACATATAACCAGTTTGAGTTCCTCTAACCCCTGTTCTTTCAAATGCTTCTTGAATAATATCGTCGATTTGTGGATTGAATTCTGTAGTCTGCGAAGTAGGTGCAATAGTTTGTGCACTATTACCCATTCCAGAAGTTCCTACGGCACCACCATCATAATAAAATAAAAGAGGAGCGCCTACAGTTCTAACCGGAGCGACAACAATTGTAGTTTTAGCTCCTGCAGTTCCAGGTGTTCCTGTTTCGGTAACGCCGGTAGTATATTTTAGTCCGCCTGTTGTAAAAGTTCCGTTTGTAGTAGTTGAAAAAGCTACTAAATAACCTGTACACGTAGAATCAGCTTGATCAAAAATATACGTATTCCCTTCTTGTAAATACAAGACAGGACTCACGTCACCATTAATTAAAAATTTAGGGTTACTAGCGCTAAAGGCATTAGTGCCACTCGCGACAGTGACCGTGTAAGTAATCGTCGCCATTTATGTCCTTATGTGTATATAATAGTTACACCAGGAGTATTTGTTAAATCAACATACACTCCTTCTTCAAATAAAATTCCTGAACCCGGTACATAAACAGATAATCCATCTACATCAAATAAAAATGTAGCCAGTGTTGTTCCACCTGAACCACCAGTTTTTAAAATAACACTACCACTTGTTACGCCTTGTGCTTGAATATAAGTTACTCTAGCTCTTTGTGTAGTAGGTACTACTTGTGCATCAACTGCTGTATGGGCTACCTGTTGGTCGCTTGAAAAAGATCCACCGCCTGCCATAATTTTTCTCCTTTTAATCTAGTGCTCCCGAAGGAGCACTATTAATTATTTATTAACTTAAGTTATTATTTTGAACGTATGTTACAGTTAAAGTCGCAACTCCTGTATCTGAAGTCGTAGCAGAAGAATCAGTAAAGATTTTAACATCTGTTGTTCCAATATCTTCCCACGTATCAGCATCAGTAATTGTTGCTTGCGATGCTAATTTAATCGTATTGATAGTTGATACAGCAACAGCTGTTGCTAGTTCAGTTGAAGTTGAAGTAGTTCCAATACTTAACGTTGCTGTGTTATCATATGCAGTTGTGACATATACATACATCTCTACAATTTGACTGTTTGCAGGAATAACAATTCCTGAAGCAGCCGCAGTTGTAGATTGTGTAATTGCCGCAGATTGAGACATCACTACACTACCAACATTCTTCATATTAGTGCCGACTGTAGTACCTGTAGTGTTATTAATATTTCCAGCCTTAATTGGACCGGAAAATGTAGTTGTGCCCATATTATCCTCCTAGTTTGTAAGATGTAGTCTCTAGGCCGTCGACTATACTCGTCTACATCTATTAATTAATTGTATAGTATTACTT